TAGAGAAAAGATTCTATTCGTAAGTTACCCTGTAAAGTGGTGTAGAGTAGAATTACTTCGTTATAAACTATGTGTCGCTGGTTCAAATCCAGTCAGTCTCCTTGTGAGGATTGTAGCTCAGATGGCAGAGTACTTATGTTCTTTGTTCGATAGTTTCCCTTTATTGTGGTGATAGAGCAGAGTTACTTCGTTTTTTAAACGAGTGGTCGCAGGTTCGAGTCCTGTCAATCCTCTTAACCAGTGGTGGTAAAGTACGGATACTTCACTGAAAATGAAAACTACCGTATTTGACAAGTTTCCCTGGTTTTTAATTTAATACCTGGAGGTAAGTCTATGGCGAGTCTAAACAGAAAAATCAGAAATGAAAGAATTACTCATGAAGGAGCAAAGGCCCATGCAATAACTCCTTATCAGGAGTTAAGGCGGTCTGTATTGGCGTGTTTATTGTGGGAAGATCAGTTTTATGTTGACGGGGTATCTATTGCAGAAAGAATAAAGGATCTTTGTAAAAAGGTTCCTGATAGTAAAATCAAAGCTTTGGCAATAGAGGCCCGGACAAAGCAGTATCTACGGCATGTGCCTTTATTACTTTGTGTGGCATTGGCAGAACAGTGTAAACTTGATAGCGATACAGTGAATCAGGTAATACAAAGACCTGATGAAATGACCGAGTTATTATCTATCTATTGGATGAATGGCAAAAAGTCTATTCCGGCCCAAATGAAAAAAGGAATAGCAAAGGCTTTCACAAAGTTCGATGAATATCAACTTGCAAAGTATAACCGGAAAAAGGCAATCACACTACTTGATGTCATGAGGCTTGTGCATCCGAAACCCGGGACGGAAGAGCAGGCCGGAATGTGGGCACGGTTAAGAGATGGTAAATTAAAAACTCCGGATACCTGGGAGGTTGCTCTTTCTGGTGGTGCAGATAAGAAAAACACATTTGTACGGCTTATGGCAGAGAAGAAACTCGGGGGATTGGCTTTTTTACGAAATCTAAGGAATATGGTCGAGAGCGGTGTAGATAAGAAACTAATCTGTACATATATGAAAACTGCTAATTTCTCACGAATACTGCCTTTTAGGTTTATTGCAGCACAGAAAACGAATCCATCATTATCATGTGAGCTGGAAGAGGGAATGTACAGAAGCCTTTCAAAAGAAAAAAAATTGACCGGGAAAACGATTCTGCTTGTGGATGTATCCGGCAGTATGGTTGGAATGGCGGTATCAGCAAGATCACAAATTGATAGATTAGAGGCAGCAGCCGGGCTGGCAATTCTGTTGAGAGAAGTGTGCGAAGATGTGAGAATTTTCGCTTTTTCGCAGAAAACAACAGAAGTACCCAACTACCGGGGATTTGCCATAATGGATAAATTGAAATCTTTGTATCATGTTGGTACCTATCTTGGAGAGGCAATCGAAAAATTGGATAAATACAATAGAGACAGGCTTATAATAATTACCGATGAACAAAGCCATGATGAAGTACCGCAGCCTAATTATAAAGGGTATCTAATAAATGTAGCATCTTATCAAAATGGAGTTGGCTACGGGAAATGGATTCATATTGATGGATGGAGCGAGGCGATAGTAAAATTTATTCAGGAATATGAGGTAGAGAATGAAACTGTATAGGCGGGGCATTGGTTAGTATGAATTAACATATACTTACCGCAATAAATTTATTAATACAATTTTATTATAGATTTCCATGTGGAGAGGCTTAAATGACAGAAGAACAAATATGGGATTGGGATAGACAGACAGCTATTTTGAAGGCGAATGGTTATACCACCGAAGAAATAAATGATCGCAGCTTTCAAGATAGGCATAATATGATCCGTAATAATTGCCCTGATTTTGAAACTGGGGACTTTTATTACGATAATGAGTATGAGAGGTAGATCAAAGAATGGCGAGTATAAATAGAAAAATCAAGAAATTAAGGCAGTCCGTGTTGGCTTGTCTTTTGTGGGAGTCAGATTTTCATGAGGATGGGGTTTATATTGCAACCAGAATTCAGGACTTGTGTAAAAAAGTAAATCCTGAAAGAATAAAAGAGCTGGCAATAGAAGCAGATATTTTATATGGAGAGGATGGCAAACCTTATATTTCTTTAAAAACAGGAATCAGTTTTTCATGGAGGGCTATTCGACAGCTATTTGATGTAGTTACAGAGCTAATCAAAACGGGATTGGATATGGAAGGTGGATAGACGGATGGAGTGAGTCGGTAATTAAATTTATACATGAAAGGAGAATGTATGGTAAGAATAATAATTGAATTATGTACTTTGGTTGTATTGATATTTTTATTCTTTGGACTTATTTTGCCGATAGGGTATAATTCAAGAATTGATGCGATAGTGATAATATCGCAGATTTCAACAATAATTATTTTGGGGTATTTTGTATACTGCATATACAGGATAATCAAATTAATTTTTTATCTTTATGAGTTGTACCCTGGTTGAGCCTGGGAAAGTTGGTATAAAAGTATACCTTGCTGGGAATAAAAAAGGACAGATGGACATTAAAAGCCCTGGAAGATACGGTGTTGGAGTAAATGTTAAATGGTATCAATTCCCGTATATAAACAGAATTATGGTTTTTCTTGACAAAAGATAGTAAATTGTGTAAATTAGAAATATGAAATGTGAAATATGTAAAAAGAAATTTGAACCTACTCGGAAGAATCAAACAGTGTGCAGTAACCCTGATTGCAAAAAGAAAAAAGAAAAACAATATCAGGCTGAGTATTATACAAATAAACTAAAGGGAGACCCGGACCGTCTGAAAAGAGAGCGGGAGAGATATCATGAAAAGAAAAAAGACACAGAATGGTATAAGAAAAAAATAGAGCTTACTCCTGAACAGAAAGAAAGAAAAAGAGAATACAACAGAGAGAGATATAGACAAAAAAAGCTTAATAAACGTTAAGTATCAACCTAAAAAAAAGTCAAAAAACCTCATTTATTTTTAATGAAAGCTTGACAAAAACATAAAAAAGATATATACTTATTAATAGAAAGGCTGAGGGAAGTCGAGACAAGTTCAAAGCTTGAAAGCCTTTCACGGGTAGGAGAGACAGCCTACACGGAAGAATGAAGGTGATCAGCAGCCTTAAGTGCGGAGAGGGAGTAGTAGTATGAAGATAACAAATAATTTTAAGAACAAGTTGGAACTTGCAAAAAAACAAGGATATCACACTGTGAGAGTATCACGGGGAGGTAACTGGGGTAATGTGGCAGTTAGCGATTATGATATTGATTATCTCCTGAACCTTGAAATAGGCGATAATTCAACATCTGGTGGCTGGGGACATTGGCTTACTTCTTCAAGCAACCATGAAAATGTAATTTCTTATCTTAATTGTTTTCAATTAAGAGGTGTCGCATGATAATTGAAGAAGTCAAAATAGGAAAATATTCAAGTTACATCAGGAAAGATGAAAAATATTATCTGAGACAGTTCAATCAACATACAAATGCTGTTTCTCTTATAGGCCCTTTTGAGTGGAATGAAGAAGGAAAAGCAAAAGTTTCCACCTCTTCTCAATGTTACTCGATGGTTGAAAAAGAAAAGCTTGATATTCTATTCGTTACAGATGGACGGAAATATCAAGATACAAGTGAATTAGCTGATAAATTAGCTAATATTATGAATACTGATTCATCTATTCCCGATAGTGCAATTGATGAGTTTGAGAAAGATCCGGTTGGAACAATTCAAAAATATGAAAAAAAACAACGAAATCAAAAGAGATATTGAAGAAGAAGAGCAAGCCGAAAAATATAGGGAAAAGTATTCAGAATAACACGGCAGGGGGACTTGATTGTCCCCCTCCTCTCTGGGTTGTCCGTGGACAGCCTGGACGGAGAATTGCCCGGAAACCAGCCCCAAGGGTTAAGGAGAGAAGAGGAAAGATGGAAGTAAAAGATTTCTTGCATTATAGCGAGGTTCCTCCTTGTACATCTGGAGAAAGAACAGTGTATGGGAAAAAGGAAAAAGGACTTGACTATGTATATAGTGACAGACTTATAGAATGGAATCGTGAACGAGCGGAAAAGGCAGTGACGGAGAATACACAGGATAAACACACAGTCGAATATTATGAAGAATATTTGTCTATCTATTATGAAAAACAAATAAAACTTGTACATATGCTTATAGGAGTTAATATATCAAATGGATGGTGTTATCATGTGTATGGATATAAAGAAAGATAAAGGCTATAGATTTTTTTTAATATCTGACAGGGAGTCCGGCAACGGTCAGTGAGAAAGACTCCAGAAAAGGGATATTATGCAAATGACAGGTAAAGAAATTGGCACTATTTCTAATAATTTATTAAATGTTAAATATAAATTATTAAGCAAATTGGAAAAATCAAAAAAAATAGCAACTGGATATAGAATTATTGCTAAGTCGTTAAAGGATCTCTCAATAGCATTAGAGCAAACAGTAAATGACTTAACAAAATAGTTTTAGAGAAATAAAAAATATTTTAAGCCGGGGTAACTCCCGGCTTTTTTTTACTTGACACAATATTTATATGTGCTATAATCTTTGATAAATAGGGTAAACCTTAAAAGGACCCGTGAAATTGCTCAAGACTACAAGTCTTGAAATATTTTGCGGGTCCTTTTTTTTATTAATAACAAGGAGGGCCAGATGGCTAAAGTTACAGAGGAGAAAATCAGAAATGATTTTAGTAAAAATTATGTTATTGAATTTGCTATGAAGAATTTAAAGAGGAGAGATCCTGCGAGTAATTATAAAAAGGAAAAGGTTGAGGATTTGGTTAATGAAGAAATACTCAGGTTGATCGAAAGGGACAGCGGGATAACCCCTGTTGAGCTTGGGGCTAAACTGGCAAACTTATTCGGAGAGGTTCCTTCTCATTTTTCTTTTGATGGGCATAGACCTTTCACTACCGCAGAGTTGAAAAAATATAACCTTGAGGCAAAATCAGAAGCAGATATAAATAAAGAGCTGGGGAAAAGAAGACTCATAGAGAAAAAGGCTGATAAGAAAGAATGGGAAGCAAAGAGGAGAAAAGAGCGGGATTTATTCAGGCGATACTTTGACAACTGGCTAAAAGAGACCAGGGGAGAGCATAAGGAAAATAAACTTGGTGTTAAGGTAATGGTCGGAGAGGACATCGAGATTAAAAGAGGGCATTATCATAAAATATATTAAGAGAGAGATATGGATAAGGTAACGAATAATATTTTAGCAGCAGTGTTCCTGGAAAAAAAAGTAAATAAAATCCTTGAGGCATCGGAAGCCCCATGGGCTGCTGTAGATAAATCAAAGTTACCCATGAGTTGTTTTTTATGGGTTGAGGACCCTAATAAGAAAAGTACATGGCATCTGCCATACAGGGAAGGTATCGGGGGAATCGACTCAGAAACAGGTATGTACAAACAGGCAGGGGATGTTAATCTTAATGCTCTGAGAGCAATAGCCCAGGCTATTGGAGGCGCAAGGACCGGGGAACCGATGAACTTACCGCCCGAGATAAAGAGCAAGGTAAGCAGGATTTTAAAAAGATATAAGATAGGAGATATTTCCAGGCGAGAAGGGAAAAGAATGAAAGTTAATTATAATGAAATTACTGAGAGTGTTTTTACGAATAATAAATTGAAGCACGATAAAGAGAGCTGTATTGTATATGGAGTAGCGGTTCTGAATGAATCTTCAAGGAATTGTTCGTATAAAAAAGGTAAAGGCAGAAAGTACAGCCCTGAAGCGATGGAATCGGCTGCAAGGTTGATAGAGGGAAGAAAGTCATATGTAAACCATGCTACAAGAGAAGAGCTCGAAGAGCGAGGGGGAATCCGGAATGTTCGGGATCTGCTTGGATTTTTTGAAAACGGGAGGGTTGATGGTAAAACAACAAGGGCTGATTTTCATTATTTAGAAAATCACAAAGAGTGGTTTGCACCTATCGTAGATCAGATGTCTGATAAAGTTGGTTTCTCGATTCATGCATATGGACCGTCAACATTCAATGAAAGCACACTATTTGAAACTGTTCAGGATTTAAAAATTATGCAGTCTACAGATTTAGTTACTGAACCAGGATCAACGTCAAATATTTTTGAATCTTTAAGGAGGAGTAAAGAAGAAGATATGGATATATCAAATTTAAAGCTGGCTGATCTAATTGAAAGTAGACCAGACCTTGTGGGGCAAATTGTCAAAGAACATGAGGAAAGTGCAGAAACAAAGAAAAGTATTGAAGGAAAGGAGAAAGAAATACAAACATTAAAAGAGGAGAACAAGAAACTTAAAGAAACTCTTGATAAATACGAGGTCAAGGCGGCACTTGCAAAGAAAAAATCAATGATCATGAAGAAAATTGAAGAGAGCAAGCTGCCGAAAGAAGCTGTAACAGAAGTATTTAAAAGTACTTTGTTAAATACAAAAGAAGATGCTGAAATCGATGTTCTTATTAAAGATCGAAAGAGCTTCATTAAAGAAAGCGCTATTGTAAAAGGCATGGGTGATGAAGCTGATCCTGATAAAGATCACGATTACACAGAATCTTCCAAAACATACGGGAAGGCTATCGAAGGTTATAAAGTAAAGAATGGCTGATAAATATAGATATAGATGGGGTCCCAAGGTAGAGCTGAAGCTCAAAAAGACCGGGACCGTTGCAATTTCAGTTGGTGATCTGGTAAAGAGGGTCGGATCAAATGGAAGGATACAGAGAGTAACCGCATCGAGTGATGCAACTGCCTTAGTAGGCGTTGCGATGTCTGCATCACCGACAACAGCTCCAACAGCAGATGTTATAAGGATTTATCAACTTGGATATGGTACTGTATTTGAATTCGATCTGGTTGCAGGAAGCAGAACAACGGCGTGGAAGTATGGGCAAATGTTTAAATTGACATCCGCACAACCACAGCAACTGACAAGTTATTTGACCGCTGGATCTAACCCGAATGCATCCGCGTCCAATGCTGTAGCTATCTGTGCACAGGAACTTGAAGCATCTGGATCAACAGTTTATGTAACGTTCATGGGTTGCAAATATAATAAAACAGTGGTGAATGGAGCGTAATATGGGAAAAATAGATTGGTCTATAATGAAAGATCGCTATGCAAAAGATGGCGAGATAAAATTTGCAAATAACATCATTACGCTGATAAATGAAGGGGATATAAATGCAGACAACTTTTCCTTAAAGGGATTGTGGGAAGCTATGAATCGCCCTAATCTCAAACGTGAATTTGAGTTGGGTAAACTTATAAACGAAAAAGAATTTACAGAACAAATGGATTCTTCTGCATTCCCGAAAATAACCGGAGCATTGATAAACAAGACTGTACAGGATGCTTACCAGCTCGCATACGGGGTAGGTATGAACCTTGTGACTGTTCTTCCTTCTACGCAGAAAGATGATACTATTGTTGGGCTTACTGCTGCTGGAGAACTGGTTGAAATAATAGAGGGCACTGAATATGTTGAAACCGGATTTAGTGAAAAGTATCATAAAATTAAAAATAGAAAATTCGGAAGAATTATCTATTTAACCGAAGAAATGGTAAAATTTGATCAGACCGGACAGTTTGTAAATCGTGCAAAAAATATTGGTGAGAATGCGAGATCAAAGCAAGAAGAAGTGATCATGGATGCTGTCCTGGAAAACGCTTCCACCGGGGCCTATGCATCATGGAGACCTGCTGGAACGTCGACAACATTGTACTCGAGTACCTCGACAGATCCATATAGTGGTTCCACAATTGATAATTCAATTACAGATGTACTAACTGATGAAACTGATATTGATTCAGCTATTACCCAGTTTGCAACATTCGCCGATGAAGAAGGGCACTATATGAATATAGTACCAAAAGTGCTTTTAACATCGATGGCGAAATCTGCAACCGCAAAAAAAATCGTACGGTCAACAGGGTCAACAGTTGCAACATATAGTTCAGGAGTGATTAACCCTTACAAAAATGATTTTGAAGTATATTGGTCGCCTTTTGTTGACAATAAAAAAGCTGCTACATACTGGTTCCTGGGCGATTTTAAGAAACAATTTATTTACACCCAGGTTTTTCCGTTACAGACTTTTCAGGCAAAACCAGGCAATTCGGAAGAATGGAAACGTGATGTAATCCTTGGAATCAAGGTAAGATTCATGGGTGGTTGTGGTGCAATCACAAATAGATACGTTGTTATGAGTACAGGCGGTGGTTGATGTCTGCTGCTTCTATGGTTGAAACAATTGATGCTCTCATAACAGATTTGCTTGCAGATTTCAAAAATATAACAAGTTATAAAATTTCAACTAAATCAGTTGAGAAGCATCAGGCGTTAAGAGAACTGCGGAAATTGAGAGCTCAATATCTTGCGGAATCTCAGGATGAACCATATGAGGATATACGACATGTTGCTTTTGACATTTCGGATTTTGGGGAAGATGAAAGCGAATATATAGGTGATGAATGAGCTGGGCGGATGATACGAATGATATTCTAGAAGAAAGTGGTAGTGTGGCTGTTACGGTGCGTTCAGCATCGTTCAGCCATACTAATGTTATACCTTCACAAACAACAACGGTTGTTGAAACATCTACTGTATATATATTCTCGAAATCCGGTAAATTGATAAAGGATGAGAGAGGGCAAATAATAGATCGATTTGACCTTATTATTTTTCCGCAAACATCCAGCGTTGCAGTAAAGCATAGATTGTTTGAATCTGGAAGTACTGATTATCATGAAGTTGAAAGTGTTTGCGATTATTTGGGGCATAAAGAAATTCATGCCAGGAAGGTTGAGGGAAGATGAAATTACCAGGAAGATTAACAGTAAAGCACATTAAAGCTCATAAAGATATGGGTAATAAATTTTTCATTTATAAACATCAGAAAATTGATGTTGAAAAGACTTGGAATGAAATAGAGAAGGATAAGAAAAGTGGAACCAAAGATGGAGATAGATATAACGGAATTTCAAGCAAAGTTGAAAAAAATACAAAACTTCGGAGATCCGATATTGATAGCAGCAATTCAAGTGGCTCAAAACCTGGTGAGAGATCACGCAAAGGCGAATCATAAAGCGCCGCCGCCAGAGGGAAGTCATCCGGATGAAAGATATTATGACAGGTCTGGAAGGCTTACTAATTCTATAAGGGCAGACAAGGTAAAAGCTGAGAGAGGAAAAATACAGGCAGATGTGCTTGCAGGGACACCAGGATTAGTTGAATATGCGGCAGCGGTTGAGTTTGGAACATCGAGAAGCAGGGCTTATCCTTTTTTAGGGCCAGCGTTATCCGTGAATGAGAAAAAAATTATTCTTATTTTAGAAGCTGGAGTGAATAAGGTGTTGAACATATGAATGTGGTAAAAACGCAAATAAGGAATATGTTGACGAGCGATGCAGATTATATAGAATTGCTTGGCAGTCCAACAGCACAACCTTATAAAACGTATTATATTTATCCACCAACCACTCCTGATTTTCCGTATGTTGTTTTTTCGTTAAGACCTGGAAGTGTTCAAGATGAGATTGGAAAGGAAATAATATCAAAAAGAGTCGATTTAAAAATAAATGTATGGTCACAGGATGATACATATGAAGATATAGCAAATCGAATAATTTATTTGCTGCATCAAAAAGGGAATGGTAATGGATTTAGAATTGTTTACGATAGTGATAATTCTGAATTACATGATCCACAAATGAATGCTTATGGTTTAGCTATGAGCTTTAATGTTTTTTTGAGGAAGGGAATAATATGAGTAGAGATGTTTTGGAAACATTACCTATCGGTCCTTGCAGGGCTTACTGGGCTGATGTAAGACTTGGCTCACCCATGACGCAGGTAACACTGCGTATCAACCGGGAGTCTGTGCAATATGGACTTGAGGATAGAAATGTAAATGTAGGGTCTCACGTTACGAAAGATATATGTGAGATTGATTTGGTAATTTCAGATTTGAAGCCACATCAATTAAGATATTCATATGCTCAAGCTGAAAGTAAAGAGAGTTCAACAACTATACAGAGCGAGGGATATTCTAGCACAGTTACATCTTTTGTACACAGATATAGTGAGCATCATAAATTAACCGGGACAACAACTATCACTATAGATGGCGCTGGTTATGAAACCGGAACTATAAAGGTTTTCAAATCAGATCTGAGTAACACTCCGGATGGATATACAAAAGGAACTGATTATACAGCATCATCTGAAACTGGAAATGTTAAAAGAATTGATGCAGGGGATATAACCGACGGAGATACTGTATTGGTTGAATACAATCAGAGTGCTACCAGTGCGGTTACTTTTTTCGGTGGGCAACTTGCGGATTATGAAGGAGAACTGAGGATAACCCATGAACTTGACAATGGCAAACATCTTACTATTGTTGCACCCAGGGCAAAACGGATTGGTGCCAGTGAGTTTGCAATACAAATGCAGGCCCAATTCGGTGGCATAGCAATGACTTTTCATTGTCTTGCAGATATGACACAGCCCCCTGGGAGACAATTAGTACAAATAGCCATTGAGGCATAAGAAAGGAATTATATGAATTTGGAAGTTAAAGAAAATCAGCAACTTGAAGGAGAATATCTTGAGCAGACTCAAGAAGAAAGAAATAAAGGGATTTTGAAAGGATGGTTACCGTACTGGGTAAGGAATGCCTTTGAAAATTTTGGAACTATTGTTGAAGAATCAAAAAGTATGAATATGTGTGTATCTACAATCAGAGCGAAGGACAGAGGACCTGCTGTTATACTCGGGTCCGGTCCTTCCTTAGATGAGGTAGCTCCTTTACTTGGTGACTGGAAAGGGGCTATCTTTTGTAGTGGATCGAATGCTATGATACCAACTCGATGGGGACATCAACCGGAATACATTTGTATATTTGATGGCGGGGATACAATGTATCCTAAACTGATTGGCTATGATTGGTCCGGGTCCATGCTACTTTGCAACCCTTCTATTTCACCTTTAATCTTAAAAAACTGGAAATGGGATAAACGGTACTATCTCATGAGACACCAGGGGGTTCAATGGTTTGATGAAATTTTACCTCTTGCCTTTGGTGATTTTATGAGATTTACTTGGCAGGCACCTCCTTGTATAATGATCGGTGTTGGGAATGCAGGATGTACCGCAAATAACGAAATACAACTTGCAAATTATCTTGGCTATGGTCCATTGTTTTTACTAGGGGTTGATTTCGGATACCCGGGTGAAAAAGAAAGATGTACCAGATGGGTAAAAGAAAATGGTGAATGGCATGATATAGGCCCAGAGGTTTATTCAGATCGGAAATTGCATAAATCTGATAACGGGATATTAACAACCGAGGAGCAGATAGAATATAAATCTGCTCTTTTTGCTGTGTATAAATGGGATAAACCGCAATTATTTGATTGCTCAAATGGAATAATTACGGAATTACCAAAGTTGAATTTTAAGGAGGTAGTAGAAAAAAATGGAAAAGGATTTGAAGGAATCTACAGATCAGATGAGGAGATTGTCAGAGTCAGTGATGAGTATTTCAATAGCAGGCAAAGATTACAGGATGAACGAACTCCCGATAGGGAAAGTGAAAGCCCTGTTGTTGAAGCTAAACGAATCATTGCTGAGAATTCAGGAGAGTGCAAAAAGTAAAGAAATAGATTTCAAAACAAACGATTTGAAAAAACTTATTGTTATGTTTGGAGATTTAATCTTTACTGAATTAACAGATATTTTTAATATAATTTTTTCTTCAGGGAATCCAGGTTTTGAAAAGTTTACTGTTCTTTTTGTTGAAAATAATTTTACAATTCCAATGATAAAGATGATTATCAAAAATGTTGTTGAAATGAATGAGCTTGAGAGTATGCTCCCTTTTTCAATGGGATCTTTCCGGGAAATGTTCTGGGAAGAAGTGACGAAAGAACTGAGCAAACAGAAGGAAAGGAAAGGTCTGAAGAACCCGGGGAAAAATTAACAGAGTATGAAGTGTATCATTTATTTATGCAGGTGTATCCGGCATATACGATACATAAGATCGAATCAGAATTGTCATGGAGAATGGTGAGAAACATGATGGACTGCTGGGATAGTGAGCAAACATCTTTTTTTATCAATCAAAGAATTGAGCAAATATTAATGAAAGCTCATGGGCTGAAATTATCAAAAAATGGAAAGGGCATGGATGATAATGTACTGTTGAGTAAATTATCACAGATGGGCTTTATATAATGGGGTTGGCTTCAAATTTAATTGCAAGATTAATACTCGACAAATCAAATTATACCAGTGGATTAAAGACTGCTGATAAAGAAGCAAAGAAATTTTCTAATTCAGGGACAAAAGCGTTTAATGTTTTGAAAACCGCAGGGGTTGCTGCGTTTATGGCTATTGTTGCAGGAACAACAAAGGCGATCATTGATGCTACTGCATATGAAAAAGTACTCGCTAATGTAGCAACTATGGTTACCGATAACGTTGTTCCAACTATGGATATGTTTCATGATAAGCTTTTAGACCAGTCAAAACTGTTAGGTGAAGACGTAGAGACTCTAGGTAAAGGATTGTATGATATTCTTTCAGCCGGAATTACAGATGCATCTGATGCAATGAATGTTCTGGAGGTTTCTGCGATAGCAGCCAGGGCAGGGTTGACAGATACCGGGGTTGCTGCGGATGCATTAACGACAATTATTAATGCATATGGACTTGAAGCATCAGAAGCAGAGACAGTAAGTGACCTGCTGTTTAAAACGGTACAGAGAGGTAAAACTACATTTGCGGAGTTGGCCCCGTCAATAGGTCGGGTTGCGACAATAGCTGCACAGGCTGGGGTAAGCATGGAAGAGATGGGTGCATCTCTTGCTGTTATGACCAGGCGTGGAGTAAAGACAGATGAGGCAGTAACAGCGTTAAGAGCTGTAATAACAGGATTTTTAAAACCGAGTGAGGAATTAGCTGCACAATTTGGAGAAAATGCATTACAATCAAGAGGGCTTGCTGATGTGCTTAACGAATTGGCAGGGATGTCACCTGATATTATAGCAAAAATGTTTCCAAATGTACGGGGAATGTTGGGAGTTATTACAGCAGCGAAAGAAATGACTTCTGAGACTCAGGAGTTTATTGATACCCTGGCTGATGGGTCCCCCACCATGGATGCTTTTAATAAACAGACTGATACTTTTGATTTTACTTTGAATCGGTTTAATAAAACCGTAAAGGCGGTTGGAATAGAGGCCGGGGAAAAAGTACTTCCTGGATTGCAGGAATTGCTTGAGACTCTTACGAAGGTAATAGATGATAACAAAGAAACTCTAAAAGATTTTGCAGAAGCAATAGGAACGGCTTTTAGTAAATTAAATACTATAATTACTTTTTTTGCTGGTTTAGGTAATGAGGCGGAAACAACAGACAAAAAAAGCGGAGGGTTGCTCGATACATTTAAAAAAATGAATCCTGTTTTTGGTGGGTTGATTACTCTTACTGAAGTACAATTGGATTTGCTCGGTGGTGTTGTCGATCTGATGGATAAAGAAAACAAAAAAAGGGAAGAAGTTACTGATGGTATAAAAGATGAAACCGCTGCTATAAAAGAAAATTCTGAAACGGCAGAAGAGGCAGAGAAGAAAAGATTAAAAGAAATTGAAAAACAGAAAGAAGCAGAAGAGCAAGCGAAGAAAGAAAGAATAGAACGTGAACGTGCAGAAGCTAAAGAACGTGCAGAAATATTAGATGAATTCGCCGAGAAACAAAAAAGCGAAAAAAAACGTGCTATCGAAGATATTGAGGAGCTTGCTGAGAAATACAGGGAAGCAGGTGCAGACAGAGTTAAGCTTGAAACATGGGTAGCAGAGCAAATAAAAGAAATCAATGAAAAATATTTAGATGAATCTGAACAGATTATAGAAGAGAACGCAAAATTAAGAGAGCAATTTTATGACGATCAAAAAAGCAATAAAGACAAAGAGATAGAAGACATATACAGGCTTGCTGATGAATATTCTAAAGCCGGGATACAAAGAGTTGAGTTGCAGGAATGGATGGAAGGAGAGCTTGAAAAAATAGATGAAAAATATAAAGCTCATGTTTTTAAAACGCAGGATGATATAAAAGATAAAACCGAATCTACATATGACAAAATTGTTAAGAAAATAAAAGAAGCTTATGATAAGATAGAAGATATTGTAAACCTTGTTATGGATTCGCTGGGTAGTGTTCTTGATGCGTATTATAATATGCAGTTGTCCTATATCGATGCGAATGTTGAAGATGAAGAAGAAGCCGAACTTGAGAAAGCTAAATTAGCGAGACAAATGTTTTTTTTCAAACGGGCTGAAACTCTTGCTAATATAGCGATGAATACAGCAGAGGCAATAACAAAAGCATTATCATTTGGTCCAATAATTGGGCCTATTTTAGCCGGGATAATCGGAGGTTTAGCATTAATACAGACAGGATTTGTTCTTGCTACAAAGCCACCGGCATTACCAACTTTCAAGGAAGGTGGTTGGGTAGATGGAGTCCCCGGGATAGATGCAATCACAGCAAGAGTTTCAAAGGGTGAGTATATTGTAAATGCCGATGATGCGAGAAAGAACAGGTCAGTGTTGGAATATATAAATGCAGGTGGCAAAGGGATGCCTTCCGTTAGTATTATGCCGTCTGTAATAACTGTAGTTGCATCTGATGGAAGAATAATAGGAAGTGCAGATTTGCAATATATTCAAAAGATGAGTAAAGATGGAGGTATATTAATACATCCCAGGGCAGTAAGTGAGAACGCAAGATGAGTTTAATTCATTTTAAATATTTGAATCAGGTTGACCAGGGAACTGTGGTGAGGTATTCAAGCCAGCTTGCAGGATTGCCTGCAACGAATATACAGAATACTGTTAAGGCAAAAGTGTGGAGAACGGAATCTGATTTTGTCGTTACAGAATATAACAGAGGATTTACTTTCCGAAACACATCAACTATAGCATACAAATTTTCTGTAGCATCTGGAACTTATACCGGGTCAGGGCTTGCTTCTGTTATTGAATCAAATCTTAATAGTATAGGTATATATTCTGATCACACATGTACTTATAATTCTGCTACACAACAATTTCATGTAGGAAGAACCGGGACGGCTGGAATTTTTGAAATGAGCTTTAACAATCCTACCTATAGATATAATACCGTTGCGGTGCTTATGGGATTTGAGTATGCAACTAATTATTCGGGGTCATTTGCTTATACATCGACGGCAACGAAAGGAAACGAGCATGAAATAATAGTTTCTTTTACATCTACACAAAGCGTAAACACATTGATAATCGATAAACATAATTTTGCTACCGGGACAGTTATAAGATTAAGAGGAACCCAGGGGACCTCTACTGTATTTTCTGGTGGGTGGAATGTGGCAACGGCAATTAGTTTGAGTTCAACATTGACTTATAATTCAAACATAATATCTATTGAGTTTACAGCTACATTAATTAAGAGTATGCAGTTGTACTGGTATGACAGGTCACAAAGATATTCTGAGATTGGTAGGATTTTCGCTGGAACTTATTTTGAACCGCAACACAGATATGAGAACGATATAACTTTTAGAAAAAAAATTATACAGAGGAGATCAAAACAGCAATTAGCATATTCTGGAGTGACATGGGTTGATAGGCGGACATCGGTTTTCGTGTATGAAATAGGAATTGATCCGCTCGATAAATATTATAATAACACGACAAAGACAACCTTTGAAGCTATGTTTGATTATCTTGGTGTTCACACTCCTTTGTGGATTAGCCTGGATACTTCGTTGAACAGTAATACTATATATGGAGTATTGACAAATGATACGGAATATGAGAGATTAGAGAATACACCAGTACTTGAAGTTGGGACAATAATGATAAGAGAGCAGAAATGAGTATAACGACATACGAAGAATTAATAGCAGATCCAAATTCGCTTAAAATAGCATTGATGGAAATAGAGCCGAGTGAACAGCTTTTGTATTGGACAAACCATGCAGGGAATATATATTATGTCGAAATAGAATCAATACATGTACTGAGTGTTTATGAGGATGGGGCGGCGTTAACTGAAGTGAGTTCCCTTGCTGCGGTATCGGCAGGGGAGTATTTTCACGATACTGCAAATAATAGAATATATGCGGAAATGAGCGGATCTGATACGCCTTATCAGCATGATGTTGTTGCGAATTATAAAATGTATATCTGTAATAATTTCGGGGAGTCCGGGGTAATATTTAATGATAGATATTATGAACCCTTTTTGCTGTCGATACCTGAAATAATCCAGAAAAAAGATTTATTCTGGGGTGTGTCTATTACTTCACAGGGAAGTGCGTCTTTGATAAATGCAGATAT